AGGAAGCGAAAGAAGTTTACGAAAAGTTGCGTCAATTTGCTGTTGATACGCCCTACAGCATGGAAGGCGTTACTGATAGTGCTGTCCGCTTGTTCAATGCAGGGTATAACGTGGAAGACACTCTTGAAATGCTGGAAGTGTTGGGCAACATTGCAAATGGCGATAGCGCAAAAATGGAACGTCTCGTTAAGGCGTGGACAGACACAAAGGGATATGGCTTTTTGAGAGCGCAGGAACGCAACCAGTTTGTTGAAAATGGCGTGACGATTAACCAACTGTTGGAGGACTATTACCAAGCGCAGGGGCAGAACATTACGGCTGATGAGATTGCTGGCATGCTGACAAAGAAACAAGTTACCGCCATGGACGTTTGGAACGCCCTGCTTATGGCACAGGAAGAGGGCGGCAATTACTACAAGGCCATGGAAAACATCATGGATACTTGGGGTGGTCAGCTTGAAAAGACGGGAGATCAGTTGGATCAAACTGCTGGCGCATTCACGTTGCCATTCTTTGATGAGTTGAAAGATAACGTGATGCCAAAGCTGAGTACGCTGCTTACGGAACTGGAAACGTGGTCAAATGAAAATTCTGAGTTGCTCTCTCAGATTGCAACTGATTTAGGCGGCGCTGCGACTGGTGCACTGTCCAGCCTCCTTAAGTTGTTTGAGTTCCTTGTGGAAAAAAAGGATACTTTGCTCCCTATTTTGCAAGCAATTGGTACCGCGTTTGTGTTTTCGTATGCTACGGAACATCCTCTGGTTGCGGTTCTTGGAGCATTAACTGCAATGGCTGTTGATGACCCAGAGGCTTTTGATAAACTGCTAACATCGTTAAGTGAGTTGTCAACGGCAATAATGGAATTTGTCAACGGAGCGTTGAGCGAATTTGTTAAGTTCTGGACTAATAACGATATGACGGCAACCTCAATAGGGTGGTTTACCTCATTGATTGATGGGCTTACAGACTTCCTTAATTTCGTCACCCAGGAGGAAGGGCGCATTCAAAGTGCGATGCTTTTGCTTGGCGCACTCGCTTTGGCAACTGGACATCCTGCGGCTGGTTACGCGCTTATTACTGCTGGTGGCTACAATATCTGGGAAGAAGGTAAGAAATATTTTCAGAATGAAACAGAAGAAGCAGTCATCGGCTATGATGCGAACTTGCCTTTTATGAAGCAACAGTTGGAATGGCAAGGTAAATCGGCAGAGTATGAAAGCTACTACAACGATTGGGTGCAAAAGCAGCTTGAAGCTGGATACACTGCTGAACAAATCAAGGCACATGTCGATAAGATGTTTGCGGAATATGTACCAGCTACCGATGCAGAAATGAGAGCGGTGTTTGGCGAATACAAAGGCAGTGAACCGGACGCACATGAAACCACTCAGTTTGACGCAGTTGCAGCAAAGACGGAAAGTATAATTGACGTCATGAGCGGCTCCTCTGCTGGTTTGAAAGACAAAATCAATGGCCTCATGAATGATCCCGAGTTCTTTATCAACAAGTGGCGTAGGATCGAAGTTGACGAAGATGCAGAGGACCGTGGCGGTGGTGTCCGATTTGGAGAACCTGAGTCAACGGATATGCCGCCTGGACTGAATTGGATCGAACGTAACATTGGTTTCCCATTGGTTAAGTTTTTCCATGGTTTGTTCCCTGACCTTATTGTAGATGAAAGCGAAGTTCCGCCTGTATATGACGAGAATGGGAAAGTGAATACGGAAAACGCTGGCATAGCCGGAAACGCCATTTTGAATCTCATCGGCTTAATGGACGGCACATCTAATTGGTCGCTGGGTAGTATTGCTGATTTGCTCATCCCGTCTGCAGGGGCGGAAGGCGGTTACTATGGTGGAGCGGGTTGGAATCCTGGCCTCGGTGGGCTGTGGCGAGACCCGCGCTTTGACCTTGAAGGTACTGGCGGCACGAATTCTTTTCAAGCCATGCTTGCCGGACTCCCTGCACGGGTTGAAGACGCGGCGAGGGCTGGTGTGGCTGAAGGCATTAGCAAAATCACGGTCACTGGCAATATCACGACCGGGAATGTAGTCCTTGATTCTGGCGCGGTTGTCGGAGAGCTAACGCCTAAAATCAACATGGCGCTTGGTGAGCTTTATGCTGTCAGCTATAACGATGACTGATTTGTAACTGGGGGTGATGTAAATGCGAGGCGTAACGTTTGACAACAGGCATTCCTATTGGGACTGGGGCTTGATGCTGAAGAAACCTCCTGAAATCAGCGCACCTGAACCGAAAACGCATTATGTGGACATCCCTGGTGCGCATGGTTCTATGGATTTGACGGAGGCTTTGACTGGTAAGGTTCAATATAAGAACAGGACGCTGACGCTGGAATTTATCACGATGGCAGACCGGGAAGACTGGTCTGCCATTTATAGTGACATTCTTTCTGAGCTGCATGGGCAGTTGAAGGAGGAAATCACGCTGGATGATGATCCGATACACCATTACAAAGGCAGGGTGGAGGTTGGCGATCCTGTGAGAGAAAATAACGGGTATGTATCTGTGAAGATGACTGCTGAGGTTGAACCGTTCAAGAAAACCATTGAAGGGACGGCGATGCTGTAATGTACAAGATGAAAGCGGATGGGGTCGTGTTTTACGACCCTTCCTCTGATGATATGGCTTTGCATGTATTGTCTCCGAAAGTGAAGTATGAATTGAATAAAGCTGGTTCGCTGAGATTCAAGATGCTTCCTGGAAACGTGGCGTACAACAGCCTTCACAAGATGAAAACCATTATCACGCTGGAGCAGGATGGTGAGGAAATCTTCCGAGGGCGAGTGGTTGAAACGACCACGAACACCTACAACCAGAAGGACGTGTACTGTGTTGGTGAACTGTCCTATTTGCGGGACAGCTTGGTGCGGCCTTATAAGTTTGAGGGCAAGGCAATTGACTTATTCCGGCAGCTTGTAGAAAAGCACAATGAACAGGTAGACAAATTTAAGCAGTTTGAGGTCGGCAACATTACGGCAATCACGGACGAGGACGAAACGGAAACGGATAGCGAAGCGTACGCCGACACGTTGGCGGAGATCAGGCAGATGCTTGTTAATCCGTTTGGCGGGTATCTGGTTATCCGATGGGAAGGCAATGTGCGCTATCTGGACTACATCAAGGAATATGACGATGAGTGCGGACAAGCCATCGAATTTGGCGTGAATCTTGTGGACATTGAGAACAAGCTGGATGCTTCCGAAGTGTTCTCTGTGCTTGTACCTTTGGGCGGCTACAACTCGGAACACCAAGACCCGATTACCATTGAATCCGTCAACGATGGCAAGGACTACCTGGAGGACAAGGAAGCCATTGCACAGTATGGGCGAATTGTCAAGACCTACAAATGGGAGGACATCACCGACCCGCAGGAGATCATGGACAAGGGCTTGGAACAGTTTGAGAAGATGAAGGCGAAAAGGACGCTGACCGTCAAGGCAGTGGACTTGCACATCATTGACGCAAGTGTTGACAGCATCCGTCTTGGCAAGAAGGTGAAACTGGTATCCTCTCCGCATGGCTTGAATGAGCCGGATATTTGCTCTGTTGTTGATCTGGACATTGAGAAGCCTGAAAACACTGAGTACACGTTTGGCGAACCTCAAAAGAGCCTGACGGACAGCAACGCGGCGAGAAACAAGCAGTATGCGTCTGACATGAACAACATTCATAAGTGGATGAAGGCAACAGACAATTCCTTTTCGCTGATTATCAAAGAGGTGGACAGCAAAATCACGTTGGAAGCGACTATGATTCTGCTGAACGGTTACGTCAAGGCCGAGGATTTGGAAGCCCTTCGCGCATACGTTGATGAGTTCATTGGTGAAAGCATTAGTGTAACCGAAGTTGTTGCCGGACGTGGTGATTTTGATGAGCTTTGGTGTGGTCAGTTGAATGGAAGCCCATTGGAGAAAAAAGAAAGGGACGTTGTAACAGCCCTTGAAGTCACCAAATATGACGGATACGTCACCGGGGTCAAACCGATCACTGAAAAGATCACCTATTATACGCAAGGGGGCTAAACCATGAAGGGGGTTTCATTCCTTGGGTTTCACTCCTACCGTGACCTTCACATTCTGCTGACCGGAAAGGAGATTGGTTCGCCGGAAGTCAA